GTTGTTGTAGAGCCAGACAACGCACCAGTACCCATGCCAATGTTGCCGAGGAACTGCGTCTGCTGGTACGGGAAGCCCTGCTGCTGCAAGAACTGGTTATACATAGCAGTCTTAGCAGCCTGATCCGTCTGCTGCTGAACCTGACCAGCAGCCATCTGAGCCTGCGCAGCTTGAAGTTGAGCAGCCTGATTAGCCAATCCAAGATTAGCAACACCTTGGCCACCCTGTAGGCCATAGTTAAACATATTATTGGCAGCCTGTTGCTCAAGAGCCGCAACTTGCGCAGCTTGACCAAACATACCCTGCGCAGCCGCCTGCTGAAGCTGTGCCTGCTGGGCTGTCATGCCGTACAATTGTTGGCCCATTTGAGCCGCAGCCTGCGCAGCGCCTAAACCTTGAGCATATTGCTGTTGTCCAAGACCTTGAATAGCCTGACCCTGACCAATGTTCTGGCCGTACAGAGCCTGACCAAGATTGGCTAATTGCTGTGCTGCCCCTAACTGCTGGGCATATTGCTGTTGAGCCAGAGCAGCCTGCTGCTGGGCAATATTGGCTTGCTGACCAAACTGTTGCTGGCCAAGTGCTGCCGCCTGTTGGGCACCAAACTGCTGGGCGGCTCGGTTAGCCTGTTCAGCAGTCAGTCCAAGCTGCTGCTGCTGTCCTGCTACGCCCTGAGCCTGCTGGAATGCCTGTTGGTAAAGCGGAGAAATAGCCGCAGCAGTGGCAAGTTCCTGCTGACGGGCAAGGTTAGCCTCGGCAATACGCGCACGATCCGTTCCAAACGCACCAGCCCGGATAGCGTCTCCGCGCAAAGCTGCACGTTCCTGCTGCTGCTGTTCACGCAAGTTACCAAGCGTAGCCTCAACAACAGATTGGGTATAAGGCGACATATAACGCTCGGTTTCCAGCGCACCGGGGCCTACTGCCTGCGTACCTGCACCAAGATAGCCACCAGCCAAACCCGCATACTGCTGGCCAGTACCAAGACTTTGCTGCATCAACCGCTGGGCTTCAGTCGTACCGGGCTGCGCAGCCATAAGACCCTGTTGTGTAAGGCCCGTAGCACCAGCCATGTACGGCTGAGACGCAGCAATACCAGCATACATCCTTTTAGCTGCATCTTGAGCATACTGGTCACCAGTAGCAGCCGCTTGCTGAACAGCCGGTATAGCCTGTTGAAGAACACCTAAGCCTGCACCAAGACCTTGCCCAGATGTATCAAGAGAAGCCCCATATAGCTGTTCACCGATACCTTGGCCTCTAGAAGCAGTACCAAGAGATTGTCCCGTAAGCTGTTGACCTTGGCCAATACCTTCGCGGATTAATCCCTGACCTTCCTGAACATCGGGGGTAGCCATGCCTTGCAAGGCGTTAATATTGGCTATACCGGCCTGCTGCGTAGGCGTGAGACCAGCTACAAACGCATTGGGATCTTCCGAATACGCAACAAATGGCTTACTCGCCACCTGCTCTGCGCGTTGGTTGATAGCGTTATACCGAGCAAGTACCTCTGGGGGTATAGATACTTGTTGCGTTGTGGTAGCTGTCTTACCGCCCATATTATTGCTCCGCTAGAGCTTTGAACTCACCCGTTCTTGCCCCATAAAGAAAATACGCACCGCTAGGCTTTCCAAACTGCCGCTCGTAAAGTCTGACCTTAGCAGCAGTTCTTTTGTTGGAAAGTACGCCAATAATCAGCGGCATATTGAGTGTATCCGCTGCCTGCTTGGCAAACTCACACAATCTCCTTGCGCGTCCACCCTTTGCTGACCGGTACTCTGGATGGATGAATATCGCCTTTTCTTCCAAGACTATATCATCACTATACCACATAGCGCCCGCCCGTAAAAGGATTGCCCCTTCAAATGTCTTTCTGGGATCTCCAATTATGCCAACAATCCCAAATTCCCGGTTTAGAGCAGGCCAAATTTCGTTCAGCAGCTTCTGCGGATTAGGGTTCACAAACCCATTTTCTTCGCAAGCCTGCAAAGCAAGATCCATCATTCCATCTATGTCTTCCGGTGTTCCAATTCTGACGCCAAGATCTTCCATAAACCCCTCCTAGTCTTTTTTAGGTCCGGGTAGGGCTTTTAGTGTCTGCACAGTTTTTGCACGCATTTTCTTGACGAAACTGTCAAGAACACGGTGACCATGATCCATATCCCCACCCCCAATAGACGCCACCTCATCCGGTGAAATAACGTATTCACCGCCTGCTGCGACAATCGGAACGAGCGCACGGCCCGCAGCTTCGCCACCTGTAGCCATAGCCATAGAGGCAGCAAATATCTTCTTGGCCGCCTTAAAACCGGCCATCGTATTACCTTCGCCCATAGCAGAGATAATGTCTGCCGGGATCACATAGCTACCCGATTCAACGTGCATCGGCAGGTGATCAGTACGACCAGCAACAGAACTATGGATTGGACCTTTATGTGATTTTATTGAAGCTGACCCGCCAGCTTTTCTCTTCTTCTCCTCATCAATCCAAAACATTGGATCTACTTTTGGAGAATTAACATGCGGAAGATTTCTAGGTTTAGGGGCCAAATTTTGTAGTTCTTTTGGTACATCATTCACATTTGAAAGCCTGACCTTACCATCAGTGGCATGTTTAGCCCTAGCTTTACGAGCGACATTGAGAGCCGCAGCAATAGCCTGTTTCTGCGGATGCCCAGCTTTGACCATCTCTGAGATGTTGTAACTGACAGTCTTTTGAGAAGAACCTTTTTTCAGTGGCATGACTTACACCGTCAGATTGTAGAATGACATAGCGCCCGTAGCCTCCCCAACTGGGCTATTATTTAACCCACGGGCTGCCAAGGTATAGGTATCACTACTAGCGAACCCCTCTCCTGTCAGGGTAGCATTATAGCCTAGCTGGAGAGCAAAATTATAGCCTGTTGGTACGTCTGTGCTGAACGTAGATTGTGCAGCATCAGCCGCATAAGAACTCTGAACTATATTATTTGCGATAGCAGTAACCGCCGTAGCAGCAAAATCTACGTCTACTTGCCCAGCGGATAAAGCTGTTCCTGCCCATGTCGCACCGGTAAGTGTCGCGTTCTTTATTAAAACAACTTCGTAACCAGTTGAACCATTGCTTGTCGGATAAAATTGTATCCCTTCTGGGATAATTAATGCGCCGTAATAGCTTGAATTTACACGAATTGATACGACAGGCGTAAAATCCAAGCCGGTGTTATTGGCTATTGTTATGCCATTTCCATCCCTACGGGCTATGTATCTCTGAGATGTCTGTTCGTATCCAGCTTCAGAAATTACCGTAGAGCAAATCATCTGCAACGTAGCAGCGCCAGCGGTTGTGCCGGTGGTAAATATTTCGTACCGAAGCGGCAGAATTGCAGTCTGTATATATACAGAAGTCTGCAAATTGGCGTTCTCAAAAGTATGGCAGATCACATATTCGCCATTGATAATAAACCCGCAACGGACATTACCGACCCCTAGCCACTCAAAATCAAACCAAAGAATCTGAGTTTTTGTCAGATCAATTGTAGCGCCAGAAGCCCCAGATCCATCTAGTTTATCGCCATTCCAATTGGCTTGAGTAACGTAACGTGAATCATCTACTGAGCCGCTAGTATATGTCCTAACAACAAAAGTGATCCCATTCGGCCCCTGTTCCAGATAGACACCGTTATTGCCGCTGTAGTATCCAACCCGCTGCGTCAGATCTGTAGTGGCCGCATTCATTGTAAAAGTCTGCATCGTCAACAGACTCTTACCCGGCTGGTATGGGAAAACCCTTTTTGTTTGGGCTAAAACATGAGATCCAGACGTTGTTGTCACGTTCAAGTTTACAGATGATTTATTGGTATTATAAGCAGTAGTACCACCTGTATCTGTAACGTAACTATACGAAGCTGTCGCATCAAACCGAGACTGCGCATCAAATACAGTATACGGAGTAGACACCCGCAGGCGGCCAAAAGAGTCTACCGTTCCTCCACCAAACTGAGTGTAGATTGCATTATTAATAGTGGATCCAAATGGAGGATAAACAGTAATGGTCATCCCGGACCTCCCCCGATCCTAAATGACACATTAGCCGACGAGGCATACGCCTGTACGGTTCCACCAGCATTAAGAACCTGCTGTCCGGTCCACTGGACTGTCGTATTCCCCGGAATAGGCGCAGCATAGAATATGGCGTTACTTGCACCAGCGGAGTCATTAGCCGCCACCAAAGAAATGTAGAACGTAGCAGGGGCACCACCAGTATTGCAGATTTCCATATCCACAATAGCCATTTGAGCGCCGGTTGGAACCGTATACAGCGTTACATACCCACCCGTACCGGCAGACGCCCCGGCAAGTCTCTGGCCACGGCTGTACAGGAACTGGCTATAAATGTACTGCCCAAGGTTGTTAATGGCTATGACGCCATTCTTCTGGGTAGTGAGTATGTCGTCTAAGGATGCGATAGCAGCCTCCTATTGACAAATGTCTTCAAAATGGAATTTTTGTTCGCCATTAGAACTTCCCATCCGGCTGGAAGCGGTATCTCATTTGGCCTATACGCCAGAAGCTATCCACGTCTGTACTGTCTATTTTTATGGATACCAAACGCCCACGGAACCTTGGCGTTATGAACTGAGTATTCTTGGACATAGCATAAGGACCGTAGGCACGGGGCGTATCGCCGGGGTAATCCGCCACATAGAACGTCAGATGTAGCTGTGCGCTATCAGTACCATTGAAATAACCCCACTTCATGTCCGGCCAGACCTGATCCACAAACATCTTCAGATCGGCCTCTGCTATGACAAAGTAACCAGTCTGGAAGCTGCTTGGCATGGGATTACCATCAGCGTTCTGAGACGTTTCATGCTGGTAGATATAGTTGGGCGTAGTGGTCCCAAGAGGCGTACCAGCACCGATTGGCGGCCCAAGAACCGACTCATTGATCCAAGCGGTACGGCAAAGTTCACCATAATCCCACTGATTGAGATTGATGTTGTACTTAACGTAGTGGCTAACCTCACCACCATTGCTCAGAGTAGGATAGTACCAAGCTATCTCACCAAACCGGCTGTTAGGTGCCACACGGATCTTATCAACATTGTCAAGATCAAGATCTTGGAAGATAACGTCCCAGATAGGACACGGTATAGTTTCAACACCGTTACCGCCAAGACGCAGGAACTGGCTTGGTCCCATCCAGTAAACAATGCCGTTCATGGATGCCGCAGCTTTACGGCCAATGAGGCCGACACCGATGCCGATCTCGTTGAATTGATAAACGTAAGGCGGCCCAACATACTGCATGGCGTATACGCCAACGTCAGTCCAGATCAGTGTCTGCTGCGGACCTTGGATACACTGGACAATGCGAGATCCGCGTGGAATCCGGTAAGATCCAGCCTGATTTGTCGTTGTAGCAATCCAAGTCTGGTAATCATTTACATCAGACCAACGTATCAAAAGAGGATCTTGGATACCTTCAAACGTACTTCCCCATGCTATGATCTGCCTCTGAGGCATGGCAACCAAAGCACCGTCATTAACCGGAGGGGCTTCACTAATAAGAGACGCAGTATCATAGCCGGTTATCGGGTTCCACTCATAGATGCCCCCACCAAGTGGATTGGCAATCAAGATCTGTCCCCAATTATCCAGTGTCCAATCAACTGCTGTTATTGCAGTTCCTTTGCCTGTTGGCGGCGCAATACCAGTACCAAAGCCGCCTCGGCCAAAGCCACCAATGCCAAAACCAGTACCAAACGGCAAAGGACCGACGCCATAATAATATCGGAACCGAACATCGCCACCGTTCATATCCTGATTGGAAACGGTAGATGTAGCCGTGTTTTTGGCAATAATTTCAAAATTATTTGCATCTATTACATTTGAAACTATGTAATTACCATATAGTGGAATGCCCCCATCGGTATTAGTAAATAGAATAGTAAAGGTATAACCTATTTCGTATCCATGATTTATAAGGTTTACATTAACAACAGCGCTCAGATTTGTCGTACTGAAGTTTACTATAGTGCCGCCATTAGAGACCGTAGACGTAGCAGCAAGAGGCGTGCCGAGAGCGTCAACCGCTGTAATTTGATAGGTATCTGGGCTAGATATTGGATTTCGGCACTGATAAAGACCAAATAGCACAAGGCCACCCACGGCGATGGGTGTCTGAATCCAGACATCATCATAATCATTGGCGTTGCGGCCAACATCCGTAACCGTAACAGTGCTGCTACCGGCAGTCGTAGAAAAATCTACAGTTGTATTAACCGTTTCGCCACGAGGCGTAATATTCCAACGGTTCCCGTCCAAATAATACGATAAGGTTGTTTCAGCACCTGCTGCCAAATAGGAATAACTATTTGTATCTTCCCAAGCCCAAAGGCACCGAACTCTAGACCCAACCGGGGATGGATAAAACTTTGTCCACCCCCCTAGCTTTTGGACAAGCCCAAGCCCCTGCCGATCAGGTATGAAACGGACAAGATTGCTTTCAGAAATAGCCGCCTCATTCAGAGCCGGAGTTCTGTTCTGATCTACACCGGGAATGAGTTTTAGGGCGGTATGGGGCATTTTTTACCCCCTAGATGAAGAAGCAACAGGAGACGGGATCTGGCTAGTCCATCCAGATGACTCAAACTTCTTCCTGAACTCTTCAACCATAGCACCCTTCAGAAGAGCCTGATATTGGCTTTCGTAAGACTGAGCCATAGCAGGGTCATCTGACTGGCGGCCAAAGTTGCGCTGGTATCCAGAGATATAAATCATGGACGCCATGACCATAACATCCGGCAGATACAGGCTGATATAGGTCGTTGTATTAGTAGAGGACAGACTTGCTGGTCGGTAAGTTCCAACAATTTCAACATAGTAATTGTTATCGGGGAACGGACCCACAAGGTACAAATTGTCGTTGAACGGGGCAAAATACTTAGGCAATCCCGTTACGGTTGAGTCTCCATAGACTGCATCCAGATATTCTTTTGTCACCGGCAAGCATGGATTCCGCTTACCAAATTGCGGGTTTGTCTGACCGGCTGGCGTGATAATATTGACTTGTTCCAGAACCACAATAGTACCCTCTGGAATAGTGATTTTGCGGTTACCTGTTGCTACGTTATAGCCAGTAATTGAAGTAGACGTTTGCAGAAAATCCAGATCACGGTAAATCCGGTTTTCGGCATAGGTAATGGCTTGCGGCAGGATCGTAACGAACGCCGGGTCAGTCTCATCTACCACAGCAAGAGTGGCAATCTGCGTCTTGAATTGGCTATAGGTAAGGCCGGTGGTCATGGGGAACGCCTCTTTTTGGCATTATAACATCTATTTGCTGCTCTGGCACCACCCCTCACGCCGAGCATTATTTACCTTAACCTCAACAATAGTCTGGTCTGTATCCTTTGTAGACCAGCCAATAGGCTTCCATACATTGCACACAGAAGTGTTAGTCCCGACGATGCCCGTCATTTTCGCGCAACCGGCTGGGATCACGGCTAACAGCATCCCCAGCACTAATAGCTTTTTGCGTCCGGTCCAAAATGTCTGCATTGTTCTCTGCCTCTAGTTTCTGACGAGCATCTCGGCGTCCTTTGCCGTAGATCGCCCCAATAACGGTCAATACAGCCAATACAGCGCCACCAATGCGGGCTATTGGACTGAGCAGGAAATTAAGCATCGTCCTTCATCCTCTGCCAACGCCAGTACCAGATTGCTCCAGCCGCCAAAATCATCACAATCATAGCAATAACAAGGGGCTTACCCAGAGCAGCAGTCAGCCCAGTCAAGCTGTCATTGGCCTCCTGTATAATAGGCACAACCTCTTTTGCCGTAGCGACTACACCAGCCCCGCCAGCAATAATCGCGGCATTTCCTTCTTTGCTCTGAGCCATTGTCTTAGCAGGCTTCGGCCTCTCTTCATCTTCAGAGAGGAAGTCCCAAGCAATCTTGTACTTGGCTTTTCTGTCAGATAGCCCATTTAGGCCACCATTGATACGTTTGGTTATGGCCTCAATGTTATTAGCATCTGCGTATTTGCTAAGACCACGGGTGTTCCAATACTCACATGCAATCTTTAGAGCATTCTCAGCCCCCGCAGCAGCATCTGGATTACTCAGCAAATCCACGTTAATCTTCATGCCATACGTCCGGTAGTTGGCTCTGCCGGTAAGCTGAAATATCCCTCTGCCACGGAATTTATAACCATCGCCGGGCACTGTATTGCCGAGATCCTTACGCCCTTCATACCGCTTCTGCGCTTTGGTCGGCCCCCAAATCTCATGCGTATACTTAAAACCAGCCGTTTCATGCGCTGCTTGTGCCCAGAAATGCGCCTGACGGAGCGGCGTATTGATATGATACTTTTCAAGAATATCATCCGCGCAGGCTTTCAAAGCAGAAATAAACCGCTGATTACCGCGTCGGCCAAGAGTATCAATGAGAGATGCCGAATTGCTCATAGTAGCTACTCCACATTAAATGTAAGGTTAGGGTGGCTTGGGTAATTCACGACCTGTTCTCCTTCAGGACATTTATACCCAATATGAGCCAACAGCATAGCCGCCGCCAACCATAGCAAAGATTGCCGTTACAAGTCCCACCCCCTTAGTAGTTTTTTCAACGTCTATTTCCATCATTTGTCCGCTTTGCGGGTGCCTAAATCATCAATTTTCCTAAATATTTCATTCAAAATGCTTTTTATTTCCTTCATTTCATCCCGGAACTCGTCTTTACGGATGTAGTTCTCAGGAAGCTGCACTTCTATCTTGTGCAGATCTTCTCTAAGTTCTTTCGTTGCAGACCAAATCTCCCGCGCAAACCACCCCAACCCAGCGAAAGCCATGCCTAGAAGAACATTGATGATGGTCTGAGTGGCCATTTTTATGCTCCATTTAGAGCATCATGGCGGTCCCAAACCCATGTAGCTGCTGCTGCCGGATCAAACGGTATCGTAGCAGTTGGGTCATTTGGTTGATTTGGATCAGGCTGCGTCCAATCAGCACCAACGGTAGCCAAATATGACTGGAGAGAAGCCTTATCAGGAACTACTTCAAAGTCTCCGGAAGCCCCATCATTGGCTATACCAATCATGACCATATCACGCGGCGAAGGAGTAGCTGGATCAGGAACTACATAAGCGCCGCCAACACCGTCATTGCCAAGATATAGAAAATCCGGGACGGTACCCTCCGCCGTTAAGCGGTATTTCATTACCTGATACATATTCTGCTCCTTTTGCATACTGCCCATTAAAGCAATAAGCCCCAAAATGGCCTACCTCACACCAAGGCGCGGCCCAAACTTCTCCCCCATTTTCCCGGTACATGCTGCAAAAATTGTAGTCTTCTGACAACAATTCACCATCCTTGACCTTAACCTGAAAGTAGTCACCTACCTTGGCTTCCGGCGGGATGGTAGAGCCGCCATTGGTATAATACCCTATTTCTCCGGCTAAATCATCAAAGACATCACGCCGAATCAGCATGAAGCCTGTCCCTATGTGCTTGACCTGAAATGGCTGGTCTGGGGAAACCATATCGTGTCCATCCAGCTTGTTCAGGTTGAATATCCCTGACACAGCAGAGAGGTCTGGCCGGTTCAAAATAGCTGCCGAGCGCACAGCATCCCAGTTTATCCCTTTCATCGGCACCGGGCCGCCAATAATGCCTTTATCTGCCTTGAGCATCTTGGCTACATCATTCGGGACAAACTTCTGATCAGCGTCCATAAACAGCAAATGAGAGGCATCCGTCTGAAGGAAATGCCACACAATCGTGTTTCTAGCCCGCTGGATCAGGCTCTCGTTGCCCAGAAATATGCAAGTGACCTTATGACCATACTGGTGCATAGCGTCCTGCAATCCCATTAGAGACTGGACGTATTCACTACAGCACATGCCACCATACATCGGGGTTCCGACAACTAGGTGCATTATTTAGCCTCCAGTTGTGGAACATTGGTCAGGGATGATGGATCAAACACATCAAATCCCCTGTACTTAGCAAATTTTGAGGGGTCATCAGCCCACTTGTCAGCGCAGGTTTCCAGCCATTTCACCGTCATTTCATGGGTAGGAGCAACACCTTTCCCAATCATTTCATTCTCTAGGTTAAGGTAAGCAAATACTTCCGCCTGTGCCTGAGCAGCATTAATGCCCAGATCAAACAGATAAATCATGTTACCTTCGTCAATCACACCATTCCTGCTGCGGGCTGCATTCAAAGCCTGTTTCATGCAAGTCATAATGTGATACCGAGCTTCTTCCCGCTCGTAATCCTCCTCAGTCAACTCAGTTTTACCAACCTTTTTCATCAGGTTATCGTACTGGTTGACGAAGAAATTCATCTTACGGATAGCGCCATTCATGTGATCTTGAGTGCCCTTACGGTGGCTCTCAATTTCTAGAATTTCTACTTCCAGCATTTCCCGGTCAAATGGATCTTCCACCTTGTCCAGTTCTGCCTGCTTCTTCCTATACTCAACATCCTTCTTCTTCGTGTTGATATAGGCTTCCTGCAACGCAGCACGGGTACGATCAATCTCAGCAAGAGTGTGCTTAATGGACCGGATCGGCGTGATTGCCGTAACGTCCAGTGTAACCCCCATGAACTGGGAATGTGACTTATGGAAATTGCTGGTAGCTTGTTCTACTGCTGGCATTTTCTCAGCAATATTGGACAGCATTGTATTATATTCAGGCTTTGTAACCGTAAGGCTGGTCTGAATATTCTTAATAATCAGATCATTCATATTATAGTCCCCTTCCCAGCTTCGTCTTTCATTA